AAGATGTAATAAACTGCATTGAGTGGGGAAAATTAAAAAGCAAACCCACGCTTGGTTTGGACGAAGGTATGATTAACGAATCTTTGACTATGGTGGAAGACCTCCGAGGAAAACACTTTGATAAAGCCGACCATTTTGCGGCACGCCTTAATCGGCTGGAAAACCTCCTGAAGCCCTTGATGGATGAACAACAGCCCGGTGACCACTGGAATCCATTGGAGGATATGATGGAGAAGCTAGAGAAAAAGCAGGATATTCCATCAGCTTGGGACGACTAGCGCCCAGCTTATTCCCACCCTGTTGTAAAAACTTTATATTTTTTTTTGTTGTGAGTACGTTACTCCCAACATATAACCAACGCCCAACACGGAGGACTATATATGAATAGAAACACTAGACCGTGTCCCGCACTACTGCCGGATATGAGTGAGAAGCAGAAGAAACTAACTAGATTACGCTGGAGGAGTCACCTCCACGCTTGGATACTGGAGCACGACCCGACGTTTCTGGATAACATTATCAACCTGACTAACAGGGTACAGCGAGGGCAATCAACCACCAGTGAGTATTCTTCGGCACGTTCCACTCTTGAGGAGCGCAGCGTACGCCGAGGGCTTAGCTCAATGGAGCGAGACCTTACTGCCTACAACAGTTGTGTTAAGGACTGGTGGGCTGTCGAGCTTACTGACGCCAAGCGATACGGGGAAGGAGCTGTACTAGCGTGACGATAACAACAGTTAGGGCGGCGATTCAATTAATCCACGAACCGGAGATAGATAGCCTCTGGGAGTACGAGGACTGTGACGAGAAGCCTCTTTGGGCAGCATATACTAAAGGGCAACTATGTGACCTTCGGGGCTCATCTACTGCGCTGAAGCACTACGGGGAGATTACGGGTATGGGGAAGGAGTTCCTCGATACCCACAAGTTCGCTTTCCAAACCCACGACTACCCTGTATCACCGGAGACCAAGCGTTGGTGGGAGGGGAAGCGCGACTGTGACCCACAGAAGTTCAGCGACCGATACTACGTGAAGCTGTTGACTCAGGTTATCGACAGAGAATGCAACGAGGCCTTAGATGCCCTCAACCCCGCCTCACTTTTCCATCCTTCGCGTAGCGATGCCCGCCGAAGCCTAAAGAATATGTTGGCCGAGTCCGCCAAGGCTAAGCGTATGCTCAAGGAATCATCTGATGCTATGGAGGAGACAACTTGGGAGGATTAAATGCAACGAGAACAATTTAGACCCGTGCCTCCACCGGACGCAGGTAAGTAATCCTCCTGTCGGCAATGAGGGAAGCCGTGGCACGGCAACGAGAACTCACAACCTAGAAACAATACATACCTATGAAAAAACTATTCAAAGTCGGAGGTAAGTTCTTCTCAGGCAAGGAGGATGCGAGGGAGCATCGCAATATGCTTGAGAGATACACACCTGTTATAGATGAGAAGACGGGCAAGTACCCGAAGCACATCTGGAAGTACGAAGTTAAGCGTGGCCCAGACCATTGGAAGGGTGAGACTTCATGACTAGGACACGCAAGTTCAGGAGGTCAATGGCTCGCCGCGCAAAGCGCAAGGCCATGAGGAAGGTGATGCTAAGTCTGGATAAGGGTGACCCTTGGGTTCCCCCACCTCGAGACATAGGCACTCAAGCATCTCAGCACAGCACCTGTTACTGCTCGATGTGTCGTTACAAACCATCGCCACCTAGGCCACCACAAATTATTTGGTTAGACGAATTATGAAGAGAGCACTACGAATTGCACCAGCGTTTGCCGTACTCGGCCTGACGTTGCTTGCAGAACCACACAAAGACCTCAATCGCTTCTTCGCTGCACTTCACGCAGTCGAGGCTAGCGGCAGGGTGGGGTCGGTTAAGGGTGACAAGGGTAAGAGTCTTGGCCCTCTCCAAATATCCAAGGCGTACTGGATAGATAGCAAGGTGGCTGGACGCTACGAAGATTGTGTCCGGCTCGACTACTCCAAGCGGGTGGCGACTGCATACTTCCAGCGCAAACAACCCAAGGCCTTGGAGGCTGGCGACTGGGAACGTCTCGCTCGTATCCATAACGGTGGACCCACTGGTCACCTACGAAAATCAACCATCGCGCACTGGAAGAAGGTGCAGAAGGAGATGAGCAAATGAAAACCTACGAAGTAGAGTTCACGTCAACAACCTGCCGATCCTACTATGTGGACGCCGTGAATAAAGCAGAAGCAGAAGAGAAAGCGTGGAAAGAGATAGAATGCGGTGCTGGGGTGAGCAACGCGTGGATAGGGGAAGCGAAAGTTACATCCATCAGATTGGAGGGCAAATCAAATGGCTAAGACTGTATACCCAATGGACGACCTTGAAAATATGTATACCGGAAAGGTTTACGCTGAAGGGCATCAACCACAGTTTGAGTGGAGGAATCACTTCCTTCAACACCCTAAAAAGAGGCCGGAGTTTGCGAGGTCTAGGGGCTGGCAGATGTGGTACCAAGGCAACGACCTGTTCGTTGGCGAGTACCCCGGAACACACATCGCCCGCATCTACGGAAACCTGTACGAGGGCGGTGCATCGGTGTGGAGAAATCCAATTACACGCTTCCTCTTTCAAGACAGGTTCCTTTATTGGAGCAGGGTTGGCAAAGTCTCTGCACGCTCATTGAAAGATGGCAGTAGAGTGATTGATATGGAAACAGAATCACCCAACGGCGGTTACGGTTGGGTTGGCATAGATAAGCACACAGAGACCAAGGACATACCATTCAACCTGTTCGAGACACCAGCACCTCCATCCGACTCTACTCACGAGAGCAACATGAAGTATCTCGTTGACCGATACCTTAACACCCCAGCACTGAGGGGGAGGTGGAACATTGAGCCGAGCATAAGCATGGAAGGGGACATAAGGCCGTACTCAACACACTTCAGAATCCCCATCCCCTCAATGGATGAGTGCTTGGAAGTGGAGAAGAAACTCTTAGCCAAGGCGGTGCTCAGGAAGCTCGCACATTAATATGGAAAACAGAGTAAAAGACAAAGCCATGCTCGCTCGACTAAGGGTGAGCAGTTGGTCTGGCGAGAAGCTGGACAAGAGAGTGACGATTGACATCTTAGCGAGGGAGGCGGCCGGCAACAAGGTCGGTCGTTTCACTAAGCAACTACTACCAGGGGATGCGCTCAAGCCGGTCAGCAAGGCTGTGAACCTGCTACGTGAGGTTCACAAGCAGCAAACGCTGCCGTATGATGACACTCACTGGCGAGTGTTGCCCACCTCAAACTACGTTGAGTATATGGCCGCCATCAACAAGCACGTCAGCCACCTATCCACCTCAGTGGAAGGACTCATTCAGTCCTATGAGTTCTATAAGGAGCAGGCTCGAGCGCAGCTCAACGGCATGTTTAATGAAGCAGACTACCCCGCGCCGGAAGAGATACGAGAACGCTTCAAGGCTGACTTCGAGCCACGGTCAATGCCTGATGCAGGCAACTTCATGGTGGACTTAGCTGATGACACGATGGCATCGCTTAGTGAGGACATGGAGAGGCGCACCAAGCAGCGGCTGGGTGATGCGCAGGGTGACCTGTGGAGAAGGCTTCTGGAAATCACCAGCCACTTCGCGACGGTGATGGCAGACAACAAGAAGGTGTTTCGAGACACCACTGTGTCCAACGTCGAGGAGATTGTGAACCTCGTTCCACGCCTCAACCTGTCAGACGATCCAGCACTGGATGCGCTTGCTGATGAGATCAAGGGGGCGTTGTGTGGATTCAATCCCGGTGACCTGCGTGAAGATGGCGCTGTCCGTGATGATGCCGCAGCCAAGGGCAAGGCGGCCGTGGATAAGATCACAGCCCTGATGCAAGGGGCCTACTAATTATGAGAGCAAAGAGTAATCCAAAAATAACCCTCAACCCTAACGATTCAGCGATTGTGCTGTTGGACAAGGGTGAGAATGAGCAGCCCAAAATTGAGCTGTACCTGCCTGTTGAAGGTGACTCCCCGCAATGTGAGTTCATGGCGGCCTTTATGTGCTGGGCTGTTGGTGAGCGAGACCTAGTGGAAAGGTTCCAGAAACACATCAAGGAGCAAGAGAGCGACAATAAAGAGAGTAAGAAGAAAGTGATTAAGACCTATGAAAATTAGCGACTTCGCTAACCACCTGCCGAAGCTACTGAAGATGGCCGACCCGTTCGTCCTTCACAGTGAGCCTGGAATCGGCAAGTCTGACAGCATCGACGCAGCCCGCAAGTTGGGCTGGGATGTCATCTGGTTTCACCCCGTTGTCTGTGACCCCACAGACTTTAAGGGTATGCCGTTTGCATTCATGCAAGACAACCAACCGAAGGCAAAGTTCCTGCCCTTCAACGACTTAGAGCTACTGTGTACGGCCACCAAGCCTACGCTGGCATGCTTCGATGACCTTGGGCAAGGCCCACTGGCTGTGCAAGCAGCGATGATGCAGCTCTGGCTGGCTCGGCGCGTCAATGGTCACACCATTGATGACAACGTAGTCTTCTGCGGTGCGACTAACCGCGCCGAAGACAAGGCTGCCGTCACCGGTATGATTGAGCCGCTCAAGTCTCGTGCCACCCTCATCCCTATTGAGGCAGACATTGACGACTGGTGCGACTGGGCTAACATACAGGCTTGGATGCCACCTACGGTGCCTGCCTTCCTGCGATTCAAGACGGAGCTGCTCTCCGCCTTCAAGCCTACCCGTGACATTAAGAACACCCCCAACCCACGCAACTGGGCGAGGCTGGGTAAGAAGATCCACCACGGACTGGAAGACTTCGAGCTTCTTGCTGGCGATGTTGGGGATGGTGCGGCGAGTGAGTACCTCGCGTTCAAGGAGGTAGCCGATGAGCTTCCCGATGTGGATGCGCTGCTCAGAGACCCCGAGAAAGCAATCGTGCCAGAGAACAAGCCCTCTGTGATGTACGCCCTGATGGGTGCGCTGTCACACAGGGCTAACCCTACCACGGCGGCCAACCTCGTTACCTACCTGTCGAGGGTGCCGAAGGAGTTCAGCGTGCTGTGCATGAAGGATGCCTTCTCTCGCAACAAGAAGAACGCTCGCTTCAAGTCTCACAAGGCCATCACCGAATGGGCAGTTCAACACGCCAGCGCAATGTGTCTGGCTGCATAGATATGAAAACTATAATCCACGTCAATCAGCACATCATCAAGGCCAACACTAAGCATGGCAAAGATGACCCTGTGCTGACCGTTAAGACTTACAAGTCCAACGACTACGCCCACAGCGTGTCTATTAACGGCCCCAGCATGGTGGTGTACAACGCCAGCAAGCCATTGAGCTGCGGCGCACGTTGCTGGGTAGAGACCGATGCGGAGGTAGATATTAAATGAAGAGTCCTAAGATAGAGAAGGCCGCGACGATGTTGGTATCGGATCAGCCGTTCTTTGCTACCATCCTGCTGCGTATGCAGCGGGTTGAGTGCAGGAAGCGGCCGACCATGTCAACTGACGGCAAATATATATGGTATAACCCCGACTTCGTTGAGGGTTTAACCACCGAGGAGTGCATGGGTGTGCTGTGCCATGAGGTACTGCATCCCGCAATGCAACATCAACTGCGTATGAATGGCCGCGACCACCGCAAGTGGAACGTGGCTGCGGACTACGCAATCAACCCCATTGTTAAGTCAGCAGGGATGGTTCTCCCTGAGGGTGCGTTGTTGGACGACAAGTATGCCAACATGAGCGCCGAGGAGATATACGCCCTGCTACCCGAGTGTCCTGAAGAAGAACCGTCTGGCGGTGGAGGTGAGCCGCAAGAGGGCGAGGGCGAGGGCGAAGGAAGCGAGGGCGAAGGAAGCGAGTCACAGGATGGGGATGGCAACCAAGGCGTTCAGCCCTGCCCGTGGGGAGGTGTAGAGGAACCGAAGAACCCTGATGGCAGCGACATTACTGACGCTGACCGCAAGACTCAGGAGGGTAACTGGAAGGTTATCCTTCAGCAGGCTGCGGCCACTGCCAAGAAGGTAGGCAAGCTGCCGGCTGGCATGGAGCGCCTCATCGAGGACTTGATGGAGCCTAAGCTGGACTGGCGAACTATCCTTGCCCGATGGGCAGGTGACCTAGCCCGTGTGGACTACTCATTCCGCTACCCTAACACCCGCTACCTTGGGTTTGGTGGGCAGGGAGGGTTCGTCCTGCCTTCCCTCAAGAAGGAGAGCATCGGCAAGGTGGTGTTCGGCATGGATACTTCAGGCTCGATGTGCGGCGATGAGCTGCGTGACATTGTTGGCGAGGTGTGCGGTGCCTTGAAGGAGTATGAACAGGACGGCGTAGACCCTGAGGTAACCATCCTCTGGTGTGACACCGAGGTGCATGAGCAGCAGGTGTCTGACCCGTCCGACTTCAAGCCGGTAGGTGGTGGCGGCACGAGGTTCAGCCCTGTGTTTAAGCACATCATCGAGTCCGGCATGGACCCACGAGCTGTCGTGTACCTGACTGATGGGTACTGTGATGACTTCGGGGAAGACCCTGGCTGCCCAGTACTGTGGGGGCTGACTAACAAATGCCCCGGCTTCGATCCACCCTTCGGAGAAACCATGGTAATCAACCAATGAGATCCGATGACCAACGCTACGCATCGGTGATAGAGATTGAGGAATGCCTCGTCAAGCTAGGCAAGGCAATCTCTAGCAAAAACCCTGAAACCCTAAGGCTCAACCTCATGAAGTCAGACCCGGCCACCATCGACGCTGTCATGAAAATCATAGGCACGGTGACTAAGCTCACCTACTCCTTAGATACAGCAATAGATAGAGAAGAGGAAGAGCATGAAGAAAATGAGAGGAATTAAAAATGTATGAAGAAACGGAATACGCAAACTCCGAACCCCGCCGAGTTATGGGAAAAGATAACGTCAGTGGAGGCAAAGGTAGAGGAGTGGCTCAAGGAGTTGGGCAAACTGAAGGTTCACACCATCCTGTTGAAGAATGGGATAAAGTGGGGCAAAAGCTGTCGGATAAAGAAGCTGCTCCCCACCAAACCTGGTTTACCGATGCACCTGCGACGCTCTCCATCGCAGGAGGAATGGCATGTGACAGATGTGGCCGGCCACACAACCATCATCAAGAACCCGTGGGACATACCAAAGGGTAGGCGCAAGTGAAGTGGCACAAAAAAATCATGAGAGGAACCATAAGTAAAACCATAGACGCATTCTATGCTGGAAATCCGAAGGCGCATTCCACATCGAACCGAAGCGTCTATTATGAGGCTGACGACCTTGACTGTCTGTATAGTTACGGCCCGCATTACCTGCTGGCCAAGAAGTATCGAATAAAAAAGGCAGCTACAGAAAGTCAAAATCGGTTCACCGACTGGCTGGTGACTCTTGTTAACAAAACAGGGGACTCCGCCACCACCAATAAGATGTCCAGTGCATGTCTGAAGAGGGAGGGTTCGATTGAGGTGCTCGACCCGAATGACCCAGCCTTCTCCCACGCGATGATGTGCGTCGAGGTGGGCGTGTTGTTCGATAAGCTGTCGAGGCGGCGGACTAATCAGCGCTGGGCCATAGCTGGCATCAGCCATGTGGTAAGTGACATCGCCCGCCTTGAGGACTTCTTTGGCCTCGAACCTGATAACATAGAAATACCGAAGAAGCTTTCCCTTAAGCTTGTCCAGTGGAGACTTGAGGGCAGCTTATCAATCAACAACTGGCCTCAACTATTGGAGAAAATCAATGAAAGAAAAGAAAAAATTAAGTCTAGCAGAGTACAAGCCGCGTGACCTAGGGCTTATATCTCAACGCAACTTCGGAATCAACCTTGCTAGAGGAGAGCGAGGCATATTGTCCTATGGCATTCACTTTAATGGCAAGGACTTCATCGACCCACACAGCAGCCTTACGCTCGGTCGCCTCTATGGTGCGCGGTTCTCGAACCGCCGCCGCCACCGTGAACCCGGGGGGGCGGAAGACGGGGCATGGTACACGCTTCTGTGGTGTGATAAATCACAACACAAGAAGAATGAGCTGACGCCTTGGGCACCGGGAAGTTTTTACGGTTCGACTAGAGGCGGCTGGGTTGATAGGGCGGCGGAGCAGATTCACAGCAACCTAGTGGACTCAGTGCACCATGCGCTTGAGCTCGGCCTTCAGTTCGAGAAAGACGCCAGTAAGGCTCCGAGTTCTCACGCGACTAACCATGTCGAGCGGCTCGATGCGACGGAGATGCGTGATTGCGAACACTACCCAAAGAGTCAGCGGTGCAATGATATAGAGGGGTACAGCCTAGCCCTCTCTCACGTGAGGGAAATCAGGTCAATCGAATTAGCGTTTGAAAAATCCACAAGAGCCATCAAATATACATTGAATGAACTGTCAGTGGTTCAGAGCACCACGCGTGATTTGTTTTACCGCTGCATGACAATGCAGGTTGCGATGCCCCAGGTTAAGCCGCCAGGCAAACTAATGTCCAAGGTGATTAGCAAGTTGCTCGTGGATGGTGATGGGGGCTGCAGTAAGCAAGCGCGATCCGTTCTTGAGATGTGCGACATTATGTCTGACCTCGATAAGATCAAGGCACACTCAACCAAGGTTATATGAGGTCGCGCTATGGAAAAAAGAAAAGGAAGGGTAAGAGGTTTCCTGGAGAAACTAAGGTTGATATGGGTGTTGATCCGACACTCAAACAACCTATTCTAAATCAAATATATAACTCGTGGGACATACACGGAGACGAAAGAAGAATAAGGGTGAAGGTTAAAATAACAAAACACAATCATGAAAATAAATAAAGAACTCCCAGACATATTCCTGGACATCTACGCAAGATACCCCGAAGCAATACAAGCTGCGGCAGACTTAGAAGTTGGCGAAGTAATATCAATAGAGTTCGATGACCTCGAACTGCCGGAACTTAAATTGGAAATGCTGCGTGCTTGGAATGCCTTCTCCCGACTCGAAAATAAGGACGGAGAACAAATCTATAAAGTTAGGCAATTAGCAAAACTCAAAAAAGTTCTCATCAGGAGAGAGATCGCTGGAAATTGCTATCGAAATAGAAATGGCAGGGGTGTTGGAAAGAAACAACAATCATGATGGTTAATAAAAGATTAGTCAGGGAGTACATGTTACTTCTGTCGAAGGAAACTCGAGGCGGGAAGTTTACCCGTGTCAGTGAGGAGTTTTACCCAGTGGCAGAAGAGATGCTCAAGGCAGCATGTCGAAGTTATATTCATAGTCTGCCCAGTGTGGGTAAGACTATTAAGTAAGGGAATAGCCCCTGCCTCAGGCGACTGGGGCAGGGCGCTTCCTAAAATCAAAGATAAATATGATGATAACATCAAGTACAACGGTCCGCATTAACTCTGCGGCGAACGAAATCTGGCCCGCAGTGAAGGGCGAGATACGTGGAAACGGCAAGGTCGTATTCCCAAACCTGGACGCACTGACGTCCAACCTAACACGAGCCTTCCACAAGGGCTTGGTATCCGGTGATCAGCATAAGGAGAACAGTGTCATCTGGGTTAATCGAGACGGCGCACTCGACTACATAGCCGGATACGTTGAGCTGGCAAAGGCGTCTCCCAACGCTAAGATTCACCTCCCGTACCGGCGCAAGAAGTTGGCGCGGAAGGTTGACGTCAGTAAGTATGCGCAGCCCGGAACGCCTGTGCAGCAAGAGGCTGGCCACCAGTACTCCGTTGTCATGGGAGGTGAGATCATCCCGCTGCTCGACGAGGGCCGGCCGGTTAAGTGCCTCACCGACAAGTGCGCTGCATTGATGGCGCTCAAACAACTACAAGTGGGGCTGTACCGTGAGATCAACGGCAAGCTCGTGCGTGTGGTTTAGTTCCATAATCTGAGAGAGCAGGGGCAGCGATGGATGCCATCGAGCAGGTCGATCATACCATGTATGTTCTCCAGCCTGTTCGTGGGTTTTACACATCCTTCCGCCGTGACCTCCTGCTCTCTCTTTTCATTAATTCTTATGACAGACACACAAATACTAAAGGCAGTTCACAAGATGGTGAGCTCAGGCTACGTGGCTGATATCCAAGCTGACGTGGAGACCCTCATCGAGACGCAGTGGGCCATTCAAAAAGAACAAGACCGCGTGACACGTCGCGGAATCGCTGCCCAAAGAAGGGCGGCCAAGCGTGCACTGGAAGCACTGCACGGCGTTCAAAGCCAGAGTCAGTAAGTAGACTAACATGAAACTACCAATACTATATAAGAAAACCACCGTTGGAAAAACTCAGTCATGGGAGATTGAGGTAGGCGGCAACAGGTTTAGAACCACGTCAGGTCAGCATGATGGGGCAAAGATAATCAACAACTGGACCGAGTGCGCAGGCAAGAACGAAGGTCGTGCCAACGCCACCACCGGTGAAGAGCAGGCGCTCAAGGAAGCGCAAGCCAAGCACCAGAAGAAGCTCGACAAGGGCTACTACGAGGACATCACAGCCATTGATAAGGACAAGTTCTTCAAGCCCATGCTTGCGCAGGACTTCAAGAATAAGAACAGGCATCAGGAAGTGATGGATGCGCTAGGCAATGTCACTGTGATATCCCAGCCTAAGCTGGATGGGGTGCGTTGCATCGCCACCAAGGATGGTCTGGCTACGAGAACGGGTAAGCCTATCACGGCTGTGCCACACATCAGTGAGGCGCTGGTTGACTTCTTCGCCAAGTACCCAGATGCCGTACTGGATGGTGAGCTCTACAACCACGATCTGAAGGATGACTTCAACGCACTCATTCACCTAATCCGTAAGCAGAACCTGTCGCCGGAGCACCTGAAGGAGAGTAAGGAGATGGTTGAGTATCACATATATGATGTGCCGGTGACTGGCCTCCGGAAGAAAGCGTTATCGTGTGACCGGTTTGTTGATAGGTTCAGCATACTTGAGCCATACACTAGCATAGGGGGGCACTCGGAGAGATACCACAACGGGATTCGGGGCGTGTATACGGAAATCGTAGAAACCCCTGAGCAGCTCGACAAGAAGTTCGAGGACTACTTATTGCTCGGCTACGAGGGGCAGATGATTAGGTTCAATGTCCCGTACGAGAACAAGCGGTCATCAAAACTCTTGAAGCGTAAGGAGTTCATTGATGGCGAGTACACGATCCTCGGCTACGAAGAGGGTCGGGGTAACAGGGCAGGCACGGTCAAGCACTTCAAGTTTGAGACCGAGGCCGGCCGACCCTTCACCTCCAACGTGAAAGGGACACACGCATACTTGAAGGACTTGCTTGGAGTGGCAGCAGCGCAAGTAGGCAAGCGCGCCACCATCAAGTACTTCCAACTCACGCCGGACGGGGTGCCGCGCTTCCCGTACGTAATGGGGATCAGAGACTATGAATAACAAAGAAGCAATGGAAATAGTGTTGAAGATGGCCGAGGGCGCAAAAGGGATGGAGGCTTATTGGGAACACTACAACGATGATGGCATAAAGGAGATTGCTGCCAACGAAGCAATCATTCAAATGCAAGGCTATATGAATAACCTAATGAGGGATGAGGAGCGGCCCCTCCTCCAATGTGCGGAAAAGGTTTGACAATCCATACACTTAGTATAGGTTGTGGTCACGTCGTTCGTACGATGTGCTGAATAACCATGTTCTGGACACGCCTAGACAGATATCCCCCAGTGCTGTGCCGCCTCCTGGCTAGGGAGAAACGCGGCCGGCCTCTCACTACAGCGGAGATTGCAGATACCAGCGGCCTTCCCCAAGCCAAGGTTGAAGCGATCTCCGCTTCTGTGAGCTGGGACGGGGTGGAGGTTGAGGAGATGAAGCGGTTCGCTCAGGCCTGTGGGTGTGACTTTGATGAACAGAAGGACATGCGCAGGGTGGAGGATTACCTCCGCAAGCGCCCCAAGTTTACTTACCTCAAGCGTTCATCTAAATGGAGAAACTATTACTACCCACTTGTGATTAAGTGGATGCAAAGTCGTGAAGTACGAAATCCCTGAGGAAGACTTAGCCAAGGCCTTCGAGTCTGATAGCATACTGGAGAACATAAGCGCCCAGTACGGGGAAACTATGGACCGCTTCAATAAGGACAAGCGCAGGCGCGAGGCAAAGGTTGTTGAGCTTAAGGCGGAAGTCGCTGAAGAAGTTCGGAAGGCTAGAATCCATGCCGGAATAGCCAGCCGCAAACGATATCAGATTAAGCAGCTTAATAGAGCCAGGAAGCCCCCGGGGTTGCTTGACTTGAACCGTCGCATTGCCCGCCGCAAAGCGACCGTCAAGAATCATATGCTTAGGGATTACCTAGGCACTATGAGGGGGGATTTCCTGCGACGGTGGAAGGAAACACATAAGAAAGGCAGTCATGAAGATAGTGAAAAAACCTAATGGGTATTATTACGCCCTATTTAAGGGCGAGAGCGGGCGACAGAAAGAGGTGTCAACCCGATCTAAGAACAAAGCAAGGGCTGAGTTGGTGGTTAAGGAGTCTAACCTTGAGGCCCTTGAGCTGGCGGCGCAGGCACAGGTGCTCACGGCAGATGTCATCACCCGCATTGTTGCAGGCAAGAAGGTGACCCTGTCCACCGCCCTTAAGAAATGGTTAGAGAGGATGGGCTTACGCTCTCGTTCCCAGAAAACAATTCATAACAGCCAGACCACAGTGGCTAAATGGTTGAAGCAGAGCAAATTGGAAACACGGCCACCTGCCTTTGTTAATTTGGGGCACGTATCCAACTACATAAATAGCTACTCTGCCGGCATTAAGGCCTCAACCAGAGCCACCACCCTATCCGCCATCAAGACCTTCCTTGAGTTTTGTGCCGACGAGGGCTGGCGCGTAGGGAACCCTGCTTCTGCGGTGAGTGTCTCCAAGGAGAAGATGAATCATTCACAGAAGGAACCCCGCCCCATAAAACTATTCAGGCTTCGGGATGTTGAGGCACTCATAGCCGCCACCAGTTCTGAGTTCTGGAAGTTCGCAACCCGCTGCTCCTACGAGACCGGCCTCAGGCTGGGCGATATATGCTGCATGGAATGGGACTGCATCAAAGACAAGAGCATCACCGTGTGGACTGACAAGCGTGACCGACGCGTTGGCCCCTTCGCCATGAGTGGAGTGCTCCAGGAAATTCTTAAGAGCGTACCAACAACCAGCGCTAGATACCTATTCCCTAAGCAGAGAGCGAAATACTTATCACCAACGAGAAGGGCTGGACTTTCCGTGCAGTTCAGGAAGTTGTGCGACGATGTGGGCTTAGGGGGTTATACTTTCCATGGGCTGCGTCACACCTACGCCACCTACGCCTATAAGGAAGAGAAGCTCAGCCTTATCCAGAAGCTGCAAGAAGAGCTGGCAGAGCTGCAAGTTGCACGTCACCTAGGTCACTGCACAACCAAGACAACCAAGGGATACATCCATAAGCCCTGACCAGAAATCAAAGATAGACGTAGCTATCCGTGAAGCCGGCTCCATGAGCGGGGCGGCCAAGCTGCTAGGTATTACGTACGGGTGTCTTCGCTCACAAGTCCACTCCGACCCAGATCTCCGATCAAGGCACACTCGTGCCAACAAAGGAAGGAAGGGCGCGGCCGCCGAAGCGAAGAACATCGACGCCCCGTCTGTGCCTGATGACATGTCCGACCTCGGCCGCAAGCAAGAGCTGAGTCGAGTCTCTGGCGAGGCGCTGCTTACCGAGAAGCGCGTTGCTGAAGCACTGATTGCTGAGGACTCCAACCTCAAGGAAGGCCTTGGAGCTATCGGGCTGTCTCCCCAGGCCATGAAGTCTGCCGAGGCGTTACAGAAATTTCACAACACCCACTTCACTAAGTCAGTGGAAATCATTGGCGGCGGGATGACTAAGACTTTTGTGGAAATCATGTCTGAAGTTGAGGGCATTAACTCACGACTGGAAGAAGGCGGCTTGACGCTGGAGGAAGAGCAAATGCTTCGACAGGACCGATCAAGACTGCTAGAGATACAGGGACGGACGTATGATCGCTCCCTTAAGGCCTCCATGACACAGGCCATCATACAGCAGAAGCTTGCTGATGCCGGCGAGGGCGGGGTAGTCAAGCGCGGCAAGCCAGGATTCACGCCTATAGTTAACGCCATTAAGATTGAGTCCACTGGGCCAGTCACGATCTCACCTGACAATGCAGACTGACGAAGAAATTAATGCGATGGTTGCAGCTCTGGAGGAGCCGCCATCTAAAGCACCGGCCAAGGCCACTGGTGGCGACTGGTGCCCTGACCTCAACCCTACGCAGCAAGAGCTGTTCGAGGACTCGGGTAAGTTTATCTTAGCCTACGGAGAGAAAGGGTCAGGCAAGACGCTTGGCCTCCTGTTCAAGCTGGTCAGGCATTGCTACGAGAACCAGAACGCCCTGGCTCTAATCGTTTCCCCTTCCATTCGGACAGGCAAGGAAGGCGTGCTTCATGACCTTGAGAACTTGGTGCTTCCTAAATGGGGCGAAGGCATGGGGCTGGAGTTCACAACCTCCAAGCTTGACCCCAACACCAAGGATCGGCACCTATGGATAGGCAACCGATTCAATGGCTGGTCAAAAGTCTTACTTGTATCTATCCCTTACGCTGAGGCAGTTGAGCCGCGCATCAAAGGCATCAGCCCAAGCTTCATCTA